GTTACCGATAATAAAAGAGCATCTAGTTTCAATGGTGATACGGCTAGACTTTACTGGAGTGCAAACCACGCAGAAACAGCATACAGTTCAAACAGAAATATAGAACTTTTTAGCAATGGTTTTAAGGTTCATGGCAACAGTGCAAGTTCTACCACCAATAGGATAAATCAAAGTGCTAGCTATGTTTATTTAGCCTTTGCCGAAGCCCCATTTAAATTTGCGAACGCACGATAGGAGATAATTATGCCGTGGAAACATAATGGAAGAACCTTGAAAGAGGGTCGAGAATGGGTCGATGATAGCGGCAATCAACATTCGAAAGTTTGGATGCGTTATTCTGACTCTCAAAAAGCTACTTTTAAAATAGTTTGGGAAGACCCACCAGCATCAGAAGCACCATTTGATACTAGGTTTTATTGGGGTCGTGAAACTGATGGCACTTTAATACCTAAAAGCCTTACAGATGTTAATGAAGTAGACGGTGATGGTAATCCTGTAAAAGACTCAGATGGTAATCAAGTTGTAACACCCGGATTAAAAACCACATGGATTGCACATACCAAGCAGACGGCAAATGGCATGCTTGCAGTGCATGATTGGTATGTTACTCGTAAAGCTGAAAAATCTACAGCCATCCCTAGTTCAGTAACTACATACAGAGATGCCATCCGCACTAAATGCGGAGAGATAGAGACGGCTTTGAATGGTGCGTCTGACCTAGCGGCGTTTATGGCGTTGTTTGAGGATGAGAATAATTCAGATGGTAGTTTAAAAACGATTGCTAAAATCAACGACTGGCCTGATGAGATCTAAACTGTGCCATTAACAAAATTACAATTCAAGCCCGGTATAAACAGGGACATTACATCTTACTCTAACGAGGGCGGTTGGGTTGATTGTGACAAGGTACGCTTTAGGCAAGGATATCCAGAAGTTATTGGTGGATGGGAAAAATACAGTGAAGAAAGGTATTTAGGCACAGTTAGAGCGTTGCACAACTGGGTTGCCCTTGATGGCTCTGATTTTCTGGGTGTGGGGACACACTTAAAGTATTACATTGAAGAAGGTCAGCAGTTTTATGATGTAACTCCCATAAGAAAAACCTCAACAAACAGCATAACTTTTGCTGCAACTAACGGCTCTTCCATCATTACCGTGACCGACTCTAATCATCAAGCTGTTCAAAATGATTTTGTTACTCTATCTGGCGCTGTTTCTTTGGGTGGTAATATTACGGCTGCTGTTTTGAATCAAGAATATCAGATAGACGCTGTGCCCACTGCAAGTACTTACACTATAACCGCAAAAGATACATCAGGAGCAACGGTTACTGCAAACGCCAGTGACAGCGGCAACGGTGGGTCCAGTGGATCTGGTGCGTATCAAATAAATGTTGGATTAGACACGGGCGTTGGGGGCACAGGCTGGGGTGCTGGCACTTGGGGCAGAGGCACTTGGGGTTCTGCTGCAACACAAACTGTGACCACACAGTTACGAATCTGGAGTCATGATAATTTTGGCGAAGATCTGTTAATTAATCCTCGAGATGCTGGAATATTTCTTTGGGACAAAAGCAATGCTCTTACCACAAGAGCGGTAAATATCGTTGACATAGCCGGGGCACTTAACCCTCCCACGATATGTAAGCAGATCATGGTATCGGACATAGATCGTCATGTGATTGCTTTTGGTGCAGATACCATTAATACCGGAGAGCAAGATCCGCTTTTGATAAGATTCTCTTCACAAGAAACTGCCACTGATTGGACACCGACTGCTACCAATACAGCAGGAGATTTAAGGATAGGCTCTGGCTCTGAGTTTGTTCGAGCAATAGAAACCAAGCGTGAGATAGTCATATTCACAGACAGTTCCATGCATTCTATGCAGTTTATAGGACCACCATTTACTTTTGGTATACAACCAATAGCATCGAACACAACCATAATGGGTCCAAACGCTGCCGTTGCTGTTGACGACTCAATCTTCTGGATGGGCAGACAGAATTTCTATGTCTATGATGGTAAAACACAACAGCTTCCTTGCACTGTAAGAGAGCGTGTGTTTTTTGATTTTGACTTTGATCAAACTGATAAGACCTATGCGTCTGTGATATCTGAGTTTAGTGAAATCATATGGTTCTACACCTCTAACACAAACTCATTGGCAAATGGCGGCACAGGTGAGAATGATCGTTATGTGATATTCAACTATCTTGAGGGAACTTGGTACTATGGCGACTTGAGCAGGACAGCCTTTTTAGACAGAGGCATACGAAAGTTCCCTATTGGAGCAGCCGATACCTACTTGTTCAATCATGAGGTAGGTTACACAGATGACGGAGCGGTGATGCCATCGAGGCTAGAGTCAAGCCCTATTGATATGGGCGACGGTGACAAGTTTACATCTATACGACGTGTTATACCTGACTTTACTTTTAACGGATCAACCACAACGGATCCGACTGTTAACCTGACGTTACAGTCCAGTAACTTTCCGGGGGCCAATTTCCTTCAGACAGAGCTATCTCAGGTAGACAGAAGTGCAACTTCGACCACGGTGCCCTTTGAGCAGTTTACAAACAAGGCTGATATTAGATTACGAGGCAGAGCTTTTTCGTTAAAGGTTGATTGTGCTACGGCGGGTGTCAGATGGAGACTTGGCAGTCCAAGGGTGGATATCAGAGAGGATGGTAAACGCTAATGGCTACTAATGTAACTCCATTTCCAAGACTGCCTACTCCGGGTCAACAGATTGATACGAAGTACATAACAGATCTTGTCAGAGCTTTAGAAGTGTTCTTAAAACAGGCACAAAATCCACAGCTTAACTTTCCTGAAGTGCCTACTGACGGAAACAATCACCTGCTTCAACAGGGTGATATCTTCATTGCGGATGGTGGTTTTTTAAAAGTGGTGTTAAAGACAGACATATATGCCGGGACTTTATCGGCAACTGGATCTGTAGGAACTGTAACAGTTGCCGTTTCTTAGGCAAAATGTATAATGAGCGTATCACAATAAGGTTATGTAATGGCATTATTTGGCGGCATAGGTAAGAAATTAGGACTCGGCAGCGCCAAAGATGTCTTTGGTGAGGGTATAGGTAGTCTTGTCACAAATGTCGGAGACACGATAAACGAGGCTTTACCCACGATTGGTGCTACTATTGGTTATGCTGTGGGCGGTCCAACTGGCGCAGCCATAGGTTCTGGTCTTGGAACCTACGCTCAAGGTGGTAACAGCACAGAAGATATCCTGATCAACTCAGCCTTGGCCTTTGGTGCAGGTAAGGTGGCACCTAGTTTTGGCATTAATCCAGCAGCGGAAGGAGCGACTGGCATAGATCAGTTTTTACCTAACGTGTCTGGGTTTAAGTTAAATCCATTCTCAGATGACTCTATGTTAGTAGATGCAGGTATAGGAAGCGACACACCCATCACTGATCTTCTGACTGAGACAGGCAGTGGCGGTATAGGAAGCCTGGCTGGGATCTCTTTGGGTGATGCTGCGCTTGGTGCCGCCGCTGGTCTTGGCCTTGGTGCACTTATGGGTGGTGATCAGCCTGAAGAGGACAACACACCAGAGAGGCCCTATCCAAAAGGCGAAGCTTTTGGTACAGTACAGGATCAGGAAGGCAATGTGTATAGCATCGCCGACTCAGAACAGTTGGCCGAGTACAACAAGATGATGCAACAGTATCAAAGACCGGGCTTTGAGTATGATCTAAGCTCTGTGATTAGAGCCAAACATGGTGGATCTTTTGACGAGCTTGTTGATGGTGAAGTGAAGGGTCCTGGAACTGGGACCTCGGACTCCGTGCCTGCTAAACTTTCTGATGGTGAGTTTGTGCTGACAGCCAAAGCTGTTCGTGGTGCTGGCGGTGGAGATAGAGATATCGGAGCGGCACGATTGTATGATATGATGGCGGATCTGGAGGCGACAGCGTAATGGCAACACAGAACGTAACACAAACCAACCGTCTAGCTCCGTTTCAGGAAGATTTTCTTGCGGACATTTTTGCACAGGCAGAGGCTCTTAAAAGCACACCAATGCCTTTTGCTCCGCAACAGCTTGCGGCTCTATCACAAGATCAGCAGGACGCTATTGCACTTGGCAGACAGGGCATAGGTTCATATCAACCCTTCATGCAACAAGCTCAACAGGCTTTAGCACAGTCAGGCGCATTTAATCAGCCGGGTGCCGCTCAACAATTTATGAATCCGTTTGAAGATGCTGTCGTTCAACAAAGTATGCAGGACATCGCAAGGGCTGGACTGCAACAACAGAACCAGCTTAGTGCACAAGCAGCAGGTGCCGGGGCATTTGGCGGTTCTCGTCAAGGTATAGCACAGCAGGAACTGAATCGAAATCTTTTAGATCAACAAGCCCGAACCGCAGCGCAGCTAAGAGCTACAGGCTTTGGTCAGGCGCAGCAAGCTGCACAACAAGCATCACAATTGGCTGGTCAACAGGCTGCACAGTTTAGTGCGTTGGGCGGTCAGGCGCAGCAGCAAGCTGGTCAAGATATAAACACCTTGCTTGGTCTTGGTAGTCTGCAACAACAAAGTGCACAGGCCGCACTCGATGTTGCAAGACAAAATGCTTTAGGACAACAGGCTCTGCCGTTCCAGCAGATTGGATTTATGTCGGATATCTTCCGTGGTGTGCCGTCACTACAACAGACAAGCACAGCCACAACTACACCGCCGCCTAGCACAACATCACAGTTGCTTGGTCTTGGTATCGCGGGACTCGGTGCAGCAGGAAGTGCAGGTGGATTCGGTAATCTGTTTAACTTTTCTCCAAGCCCGGTGAAGCAATGAACCCATTAAACCGTAAAATGTTTCGTCAGCCCGGTATGTCAAGACAGCCTATGGGTATACTTGCATCATCACCTCAGTTAGCAAATGTGGTTCGTCAACGTATGGGTCAGCCTGTGCAGATGGCACATGGTGGATACCACCCACCTAGATCTCCAATGGGTAGAGTGTCAACATCAAGACGACCATCGCCGGGGAGTATAAGGATACCACTTGCTGATCTTGTTAATCGTTTACCTAAGTCTGGGTTTGCCAGACCAGCACTCGATAGATTCATGGCAGCAGCAGGTGACGATATACCTTCCACTGGTATAGGTGCAATCAGGGGTAAAGTGCAACAGGACGCTTTGACGGACTTAGCTATGCAGTCAATCAGGCGAGGCGGCTCACCTTTTAGTAGTGCTGTGACTGGTGGTCCAAGACCTGATGTAGTTGAAAGAGGTCAAAGGTTATCTGAGATTGCTAGTGCGGACAGAACTGCACAACCTGTGCGAGGAGATGTTGATCCAGGATTACTAACAGCGTTAACGCCTGCTGAACCTATGTCTGATGCCGAAAGAATGGCAGCTAATCGTGCTAACTTAGCAGCGTTGAGATCTGCACAGGGACTTGGACAAGGTGCAAACGTCCCTATGACAGCAGCATCAGTGCCTGATGCACCTTTATCTGACGCCGAAAGAATGGCAGCTAATCGTGCTAACTTAGCAGCGTTAAGATCTGCACAAGGACTCGGGCAAGGTGCGGATGTTTCTATTCCAACAGGTGGAGGCATAGCAGCTACAGATGTTGCTGATGATACTCGTCGAAATGCAAACATAGACGCTCTCAGAAACTTGCGTACAGCAGTTGCAGTAAGGCAGGGCAGAGACACAGCATTAGATCCAACATTAGACCCGGATTTAGAACTTTCAACCAGTGTTGGAATGTTGCAAGATGATCCAGGAGTAATCAATAGACCACCAGCGGCCTTGGGGGCAGCAAAGTCTTCACGCGCTTCCACAGATCCTGATGAACTTTTCCCGGATACTGCTGCTGAAGAACTAGCGGCTAACACAACCACACCTCCAGCAGATAAAACAGACGAAACACCAAAAACAGATTCAAATGAAAAGCCAGGGACAGCCACAACTGCTGCTGCCCAGCAATCTATTTTAGACAATGTAGCTAATATAAAAGGTGATATTTTTAATCCCGATGATCAAAAGAATCTTACTGATGCTCAAGCCACTAACCCAGATGTTTTAAGTACATTTACATATGAAGCGGCAGAGTTTGTTGACCCAGAGTCCGTAGATCTTGAAAACATAGATAAAGTTGCAAAAGACATTATGGGTTTTGATCCAAAGGCAGCAGGTAAAAAGAAGGAAGAAGCTTTCTGGATGGGGTTAATGAAGGCTGGTCTTGCTATTGCAGCGGGTGGTAGTGAAAATGCTATGACAAATGTGGCTAAAGGTCTTTCTTATGGGCTAGATTCTTATAGCAAAGACATCGCCACATTAAACGAACAAGAACGTGCGGACATGAAAGAGTTTCGTCAATTAAAAACTCAAATGATTCGTGACGAACGTGCGTATAATTTAAGCATAGCTGGTGCAAAAAACACCCACGCACAACATCAAGCTACAATTAAAAATCAGTTTGAAAGAGACAAGATCGATCTTGGATTTAAACAAGCAGACATTCTGATGAAACAGAGACAAAACAGAGCATCAAATGCTTTAGCTTTTGCTCAACTACAAAATCAAGCTGCGTATCAAATTGCTCAATTGCAACAAGGTGACGAGCAGCTAGACTTAAATCGTGATAAGCTTGCGGCTCAACTTGAAAAAGCAAAGCCGGATATTGTTAAAATATACCAAGGATTTGGATATATAGATGAAGATGGTAAAGCTACAGAAAAAGGAATAACCGCATATGGAACTGAGCTTGGTGTTTTAAATGCTATGACTACAGCATCTACAAAAACGAGACAAACTGACACACAACGCAGTAGTGCTGCATTGACAGCAGTTTTACAAGGATCAAACGATCCAGAGGACATAGCTGCTGCGGCTGAAAGCAGCTTGTTTAAAGAAATTGCAAACCTTATGCAAACTGAAGATGTGAATGAAATTTTACAACAAATAAGAACTACGTTACCAAACGCTCAAGCGGCTACTGCGCAGCAACAAACAACAAGCGGCGGCTTTAAGTTAAAGCAGTAGGGGACACCTATGGCTACATATAAAGTAGAAGGTCCCGATGGAAAAGATTACGAAATCGAAGGCCCTGAAGGTGCCACTGAACAGCAGATTCTTTCTGCTGCTCAAGAATTAATTAAGATTCCGGGTCAGGAACCTATTTCTGAGACACAAGAATCAACAACGCAAGAAATAGCTGAAGGTATTGCCTCTGGTTTGCTTGCTATTCCACAAGGCATCGCGGAACTGGGAACTGCTGGTGTTGATGCAATCTATGACACAGACTACTCAAGTGATGTAACGAAGTTTTTTGACGGTGTTCGTGAGTCGGCAGGTATTGATCCTGAAGGCACGGCGGGTGAAATAGCAGAGGTCATTACACAGTTTGCCGTGCCGGGGCTTGGAGCCGCAGGTGCTGTAAGTAAAATAGCACGAATTGCCAACTCTGGAACTTTAGTCCGAAGAGCCGCGCAAGTTGGTGCTGCTTCTGCAACAGATGCTCTTGTCGCAACAGATGGCGTAACCACTCTTGGAGACTTTTTTCAAGCTGGTCCCACACAAACAGAAGACACGATTGGTTTAGAGGGCAAAGAAAAAGCACAGGCTCGTATAGCCAATAGACTCAGCTTTGCGCTCGAGGCAGGTGGTGCCACAGCCATACTGCCTGAAGCATTGAAAGCCGTTGGTATTGGTGGCCGTGTCGTAACAAAAGCAGCAACTCCAATCGTTGCACCTGTTGTGAGAAAAGCCATTCTTCCTGCCGCAGAAGCGATTAGTAAACCAATAAGAAAGTTAGCAGAACAGGATGACTTTGTTGGCAACGGATTAAATGCCATGGCTTCTGTGTTCCGTTCTCGTGGTAATTTACCACAAGATGTGTTTGAAGTTCGGTCTAGAATTACAGGTCAAGTAGAGGCTGATCTTAACGAGGCTTCAAGATATCTAAAGCCAATACAAAAAGGATTAGATGACGTATTTAAAAAGTCCGAAACTGTAATGGTGGAGGGCACACCTCTTGCTCGTTCGGAGGTAACAAACAGATTGTACGGTTATCTTACCAAAGATCCTGACTTTGTTCGTAACGCTGAAGAACTTGGCGTACCTTTAGAGGACATGTTGCCCGACTTCATGCGCTCATCGGCTGTGCAAATGAGAGGTCAAATTGACAAGTTATCAAGAAGCATAGAGAACTCTGACTACCTTACCACTCGTGATGCAGATGATGTTGTTAACGCTATAAACAATAACATCGGATCTTATCTACGTCGTAAATACAAAATATTTGAAGATAAAAATTTTGTTAACAGTGCTGAGTTTGCAGAAGCTAGAAAAGAAGCGGTTAACTTTTTCAAGGCTAGTCCAAAAGCTGCTGAAAGTTTGTTCAATGATCTTAATAATGTTTCAGTTCCTGATGACTTTTTTGTGGGAGTGGGCAAGTCGCAAAGAGTTAGCGACAGAGCCGCAGAAGACTTAGTTGCATCTTTTACCAATAAATATGCCAACAGAGGTCGCCGTCCAATAAAAGCTGGTACGGAAGCACAGGCTAGAGTTGCTGATAATAAAATAAAAGAGGCTTTGTTTAAGTCTAGACAAGTAAACAATCCTTATCTTCGGCGGCTGTTGGGTGAGATAAAAGATCCACAAGAGGCATACATTTCAACAGTTGCTGATCTTGCAGAGTTCAAAGCAGTCGATGATTACTTTAAAACCATTCGTTTAAAGTTTGTAGATAAAGGCAACGACTTTATAAGTGAAGCACGATTTGCGGAAGCACCTTCATTGTATGAGGGCTATCAACAATTGGGTAAGGGGTTTGGTTCCATTGAGGGCGTGTACGTTCCCGAAAGAATTTATAACGATCTAACCCGACTAACTGTTGGTGACGCTGGCACAATGGGCAATATAATGAAAGCTTCCTACTCAAGTTTTTTACGAGCTAAAGGTATTACTCAATATGCGAAGACTGTTTTATCTCCGATAACACAGGTTCGTAACGTGACATCTGCATCTCTTTTTGCTTTGTCGCAAGGCAACGTGGGTGGCGGTGCAAATCTTTTTGAATCTTTTAGCACGGTTCTCGGTAATATTCACAAAAGAAACCCTGCTTCACGAGCTAAATACTACGAAAATTTGCAAAGACTTGGTGTGGTTGGCACTCAAACACAAGTTCGAGAGATGGATAGACTGATAGGTGAAGGACTTGGATTTACTCGTCAGGCTGACGCAGACATCATGGGTGTTCCTATAGGTCAGAAAACAAGTAACGTATTTACTCGCTCAAAGGTGGGTAAGCTTCTGACCAGCGCAAACACGGGTGCTCGAGCTTATTATCAAGGCGGGGATGATCTGTGGAAGATATACAACTTTGAGTTTGAAAAGAGCAAGATCACTCAGGCTTTTGGTAGCGAGGCCGCTGCCACACGAGCACTCGGGATGTCTACAGATGAATATGCTGCTGACATTGTTAGGAACACTGTGCCCAACTATGAGCGTGTCCCAGAGTTTGTGAAAGGCATACGCAAGCTACCAATCGGAAACTTCATTGCTTTTCCCGCTGAGATAATAAGAACTAGCGCAAACACTTTTGGACAAGCTTTGAAAGAATTAGCTAGTGACAATCGTGCGATGCAAGAAATAGGTATGCGTCGTCTAATAGGCTTTACATCAACTGCTGTCGTTGCCCCGGCTGCACTGCAAAAGATGGCAATGGATTTAACAGGCGTGTCACAAGAACAGTTAGATGCAGCCCGTGAAAGTGGTCCGCCTTGGCAAAAGAACAGTCGTTTGATTCCAACCAGTACGGACGAACAAGGTAATCTTACAGGATACATAGACTACAGCTATACAAATCCATATGATTATTTACAACGTCCTGCCCTTGCAGTTCTGAACTCAATAAACAGAGGAGAGGCACTGGGCAAGGACTTCATGGAAACAGCAACAGATGCCACACTTGGCGCAGTGGTGGAGGTTCTTGAACCATTTGCTGGAGAGTCCATCATCACGGAAAAAATGCTAGATACCACTATTCGTAAAGGTGTTACGCAAACAGGGGCCAAGGTTTATCGTCCTGAAGATACAATAGGAGATAAAGCTTTTAAAAGTTTTGTGCACATAGCAGATTCAATAGTGCCGGGTGGTGCGCCATTTGAATTAAAAGGAATGAGAAAAGAAGATCAAAGACCAGGATTTGAACCTGGACGTTTTACTCGAAGTCTGTTCATGGAAGACACAGTTGATCCATCTGGTAATGAAAGAAGAGCAGCATCAGAACTTCTTAGAGCTTTTACAGGAGTAACTGAAATAGAAGTTAAACCAGAAAATATTTTGATGTATAAGGGTTATGAGTACAGTAGAGGTATTCGCAGCGCCAGTCAGATATTCAACAGTGCTGTTTCGACAAGAAGCAAGCTCGATCCAGAGAATGCAAAGAGCACTTATCGTGAAGCTAATGAGGCACGATTTAGAGTCATGCGTGAGATGTATCGTAACGTGCAAAATATGAGGCGGCTGGGTATGTCAGATGCAAGCATACGTCGTGCTATGAGAAAAAATAAAGTTGGTAACATACCTCAATTAATGCGAGGTGTTTTTGAACCTATGAAAGTAAGTCCAGAAATACGTCGTCGTGTTCGAGAAAATGACAACCGATTGCCGATAAGAGAGCTAAACGCTTTACGAAGAGAGTTTCGTAATCGGAGACTTGATGAACCTTTTGAGCCACAGGTTGAAGAAACTCCCACCTTGGACCTTGAACCTGTGTCACAGGCACCTACAATAGCACCGACCCAACAAGTTGCTGCTGCTGGCGCTCCTCCGTCCGCAGCGCAAGCGGGGGTCGCACCCCTTGGCGGCTCCCGCACCCCTTCTGCCGCTAACAACCCACAGCTTCAACAGCAGCTTGCCGGGGGAGGCAATCCGGTTGCTGCTCTTAAAAACTTACAAGCAACAGGAAATGTATAATGAACAAGGACAAACTACGCGAAGAGATCGCGGAAGATGAAGGATGTAAGTACGAGATTTATCTCGACCACCTTGGTCTGCCAACGACAGGAATCGGGCATTTAATTACTGAGTCAGATGAAGAGTATGGCAAGCCCGTCGGCACAGTCGTTGAACAGGAACGAGTCAAACAACTATTCACTTTAGACATGGCGGTGACCATCGATGAGTGCAAAGTATTGTATCCTGACTTCGATGACCTGCCCGAAGAGTGTCAGCACATCATTGCAAATATGATGTTCAACATGGGAAGACCCAGACTCAGCAAGTTCAAAGGCATGAAAGCCGGAGTAGATGCCCGTGATTGGAACGCCGCAGCCGACGAAATGGTGGACTCGAGGTGGTACACGCAGGTTCCTAACCGTGCAAGGCGCTTAGTCGATAGAATGCGCGACCTTGCAAGTGACTGAAAACACTAAATAAAAACATCGATTCTCGTGGACCTCGTGAACAACGGACGTACCGTTATACCTTCAGGTCGCTGAGAATCGATCTTTTTCGGACTCAGCCTTCTGAATCAGGCTCTCAACCTCATGAAGTTTGCTGATTGCCTCATCGATCAGGCCGGACTCGTGCTTCAAGAACAACTGAGTCACAGCCTGGACCGCCTGATTAACCGAAATCTTTGCTTCAGAGAAGTCGTTCATTTTTTCTTCGGTGGTCTACCGCGCTTCTTGGCCTTTGGTGGACGACCACGTTTCTTGGCAGGTGCTTTGCCGCCCTTCCACGCTTCGTTGATGGTCGGAGTCTTCTTATCGTCCGCCTTCAAACGTCCATCCATATATCTAGCTCTCTCCGGTTTCTTAGTAAGACACGGAAAGAACAAGTTCACAAACTTATCCCATAGATTCATCGTCTATCTCCTCAATAGTTTTATTCCATATAAATATGGGTGTCCTTTCTCCTACATAGGCACCCACCACGTTGTAATCAAAGTACTCAACAGCCTCCTCATCTGTCATACCCTGATCGATAAGAATTTGTATGCACTTGTCAGCATCGTATGCAACAAGGCTTGGGTCACCACATCTTTCCGATGTGCCAATCACCGCTTCTTCAAATCCTGTAGCCAGCACTAAGCCTGAACTCATCCTACTTCTCCCCAGTTTTTGCCCAGTTCTGCATCAACCTCGAAGGGCACCTTTAAATCTGGCACACAAGTTGACATGATTTCAACAATCTTGTCCGATTGTTCTTGACTCTCGACACTGAAGCACAACTCGTCATGCACTGTAAGCATGGGTGTCAGACCCTCTGCATGACAATCTACCATCGCTTTCTTTGTCTGGTCGGCACTCGAACCTTGGATCAGTTTATTCAACGCCTTGTATGTAAAGGCACGACGTATCATACCCTTGCCGCCATACTCTTTAATCGCCTCCTCGAGCTTCATGGCCTTGTTGAATCCGAATGACCGTGGCTCCCACATATCAAACCTACACTTACGCCCCAGCCATGTGCGTATCGAACCGTTCTTCGATGCTGTGTCTGCCGCCAGATCAGCTATACCTTTCACAAATGGCACCCTTTCATGATACTTCTCGAGCAAAGCCTTGGCCTCGATCTCATCGATGTCCATCACACCAGCCAGCTTCTTACGTCCCATGCCATACATGATCCCCAGATTCACAGTCTTGGCTTCCTTGCGAGTAATGTCCGCCAGATCCGCAACCATCTGATGGAAGTCAGCGTTGCCCTCATGGTACATATTAATTACATTGTCTATCTGAGGGTGCCTGTGTACGCCCGTTAGTTGAGCACAGTAATGTGCCAGCCACCGTGGCTCTTGTGATGCATAGTCGAAGCTGCCCCACTGTGTGCCCTCTTCAGGCAAAAACAAGCCACGGATCATGGACTTTATCTCTGGATCTCTGGCCGGAATCTGCTGTAGATTTGGGTGACTCGATGAGAATCTGCCAGTAACCGTGCCACCTTCATCAGAGCGAAGCGGATTGAAATCACAATGGATACGACCATTACACGAATGTTCAAGTATTGTCTCAACAAAGGTCGTGTTGGCCTTGTTGAATTCACGCAATTTCACAATCTTCTTTGCGATAGGATGCGAGTGATTGCTAAGAAACTGCTTTGTAAAGGAGGGGGCATCCGTGCTTTCTGTCCTATGGTATTTAAGACCAAGGGCATCGAACGCCTTTGCTACAGATGCAGCCGCCCACGGTTCAACCGTCACCCCGGTATCGGCCCGTATTTCTTCTAACAGTTTCTTTTCTCGTATCTGTAAATCCTTTTGTATCTTCTCTGCCCCGTCAATATCGACACGCACACCTTTAGTTTTCATCTCAAGAAGCACGGGTAACAGGCTGGATTCCAACTTAAATATGCTTGTAACTTCGTCCTGCTTGATGTCCACACGCAGCCTGTCCCACAGGCGCAGAGTCACAGAAGCGTCCTGTTCGGCGTAGCTGCCCACAAATTTCGAGGGCAGTCGCCACATGTCACTCTTTGGATCCACATGATACATCGCCGCCGCAGCCCGTAGCATCTTCTCGTTCTTGTACTCGCCAAGATATTCACCTGTCAGCGAGTTAAGATTGTAGAATCTACGATTCTCGTTTAACAGTGGCGCGGCTATCATGGTATCGATTATCGGTCCTTGAACCTCGATCCCTGCCCAGCGCAACCAACCCAGATCATACATGGCATTGTGCATGACCTTCTCTATCTTGGGTGTGGCTAGTTGTTTCTTCAGCCAGTTGACCACCAGCTTCTCTGGCAGATTGCCGTCTTCATGACGCACAGGATAGTAGCCAACGAAGTCACCAGCCGCCACAGCGTAGCCTATGACATAGCCATCACCCCGGCACCACCCCGGCCCCAGTGTTGTTATGTTCGGATCTCTTGTTTCCAAGTCGATTGCGATACGATCATACCCTGTAAGATCAGGAAAGGATGACGGCGGCTCCCACTCATCATCACCAAAACCAAGCGCAGCTTCTTTGACATCAATATCAAGAAGGTTCATTTGCTTATCCATCGTTTATGATTTCACCTCCAAGGGCGGCATAACCTATGATGTCTACCCATGAGTCATCCTTTGTTATGTCCTCGCTTAATCTAGCTAATTTGAGTCCCACCATGCAAGCCACCACCTGTTCGGGTGTAATCTCCTGCTCGAGTATGATGCTCCATATCTGTGCAATACGTTCATGGTTCTTTCTGGCCGGGCCGTATTCCTTGGCTCTTGGACCGTTGATAAGCTCTTCTGCTGTCTTCAAAAAGAATTGTCTGTCTTTCATAGCTGAAACCCATAATGTGATTGTGATTCGATAATGTGCAGGGACTTTCGAGCACGAGTCAGGCCAACATAGAATGTCCTAATCTCAGCGTCCTGATCCCTACTCTCAGCACAAGCCCTCGAAGAGTCGAGCAGCAGAGCTACGTTGTCTGCTTCACCACCCTTGGCTTTGTGTATGGTTGATATCTTTATGCGTGGCTTGCCTGTCAGGATAGACTCACCCATCCGGCGGACAGACGTAATGTATATCCGCTCGTTCTCTGATACCTTCAGCACCTCGTGCCATGGGGTGTCTGTCTCTGCTGTCAACTCGCCCAGAGTTTTGACATCACTGAAACCGTATGTTTCTTCAGCATCCAGATTACCTAGTTGTCTTCTGCCTCGCTTAGTAGTGGCATCCGCCACCAGTAGCGTTGATAGCTTCTTGATGTCCGCCGCAGACAGGAACCTGCCCCTACATAGATTCAGCCACATCTCGATGCCGCTCAACACGTTTGGTGATATCGACCAGCCCGACCCTTCGCGCCAGTACAGATAGCCCTGATCTTTGAGATCACTCGCCACTCTGTTTGCGATGTAGTTTGTTCGAGCCAGTATCAGCCATTCGCCCGTCCTGATATCTACATCCATGATATCCCGGTGCCATGTTATTGAACCTTGGTCCTCTGTCCCTGACCATGTCTTGTCCTGTCTTGTGTGCAGGCGCTTGACCAAATGATCTGCCTCTGCGTGTATCGACACAGGCAGGCGGTATGATTTATCAAGCACGATCTTGTTGGGGCAGGCGTTTAAGAAGTCTTTGACATCCACGCCCATCCACGAATAGATGCACTGATCATCATCCCCGGCGTAGTAAATACGCTTGGCGTTGGGCTTCATAACCTCATGCACCATGCGCCACTGTAACGGAACCAGATCCTGTGCTTCGTCCACAATCAGAACATCGAGCAGCGGACTGTCTCCCTGTTCGATAAAGTCCTCGATCATGTCCACGAAATCTATCTTGCCTGTCTCTTTTTTGTAGTCACGCAACACCTGATCCACCAGCTTGAGTTGCTGGTAGTGCAGTCTGCGATCAGCCACCTCGTTGAACTGTTGCTCGATGCTGACTCCTCGAACCCGTGCCATCTGTATGATAAACATATATGCGTCACCACTCTTGCCGGGGGTAAACAACAGACCATCGGCCATAGTGACTGACGAATTCGAGCTAAACTCAAGACCCAACAGCTTGCCGATCTTGGTAAAGTCTTTACCGATCAATACCTGCTTTGCCGTCAGACCCATGTATTGAAACGCGAAGCTATGCAACGTGCGGAACCAGACCATCTGATCCACATCCATGTTTAGCTTTGCCGCCGCCCTCTCTCTAGCTTCTTCTGCCGCCTTACGAGAAAAAGATACGAACGCAATATGTTCAGGAAGTGTGCCATTCTCTAGCTCCTGTTGTACAATTTCAATAAGTCTTGTTGTCTTGCCCGTGCCTGGGGGTCCGAAGATTGTAGTTTCCATTAGAACGGTACCTCACTATCTTGGACCTCGATACTTGGAACTTGGATCTCTCTGTTGAACGCAGGCACCCACCACACACGAAGCGGATGTGTATCACCTTTCGTAGTTCTGAATCGCTTCCTGCCATTGGCTGCACCACCAGAGTTTATCTCTTTGAGTCGCTCCTGAATCTGACCCCGGCTGTATGTATCGAACTTGTTGTTACGCAGATACTTCATCAGTGCTTCGATCTTGAAGTATGTCATGTTGTCTTCTTCATCAGTAAACGGTTTGCCCAGACTAATCTCTTCGGCTGACTGTGCCTGTACCCGGCCATCACAAAACGACTCGAGCAGATCCATGAACTGCCCTTTGTATGTCAATTCTTCTGGCACCTCGATCTCACTCATGTCTTCCATCATGATCGACACAATGACTTGCCACTCTGCCAGCTTCATCAGCGGCGGCATCCTACGGATCTGTTCCATGCAGGCTTTTTGGAATCGTTGCGGTGTTTGCAGATCATCCGTTGTCAGTTCGACACGTTGTCCTGCCACGTCACAGAACCACACGGGCGGTTCAGATTTGACCACGCACAGTCCTGATATATCTACGTTCGAGGCATGACCACCGATGCCATACTTCTTTGTCTTGCACAGACTCTTGTTGCAAAAACTTTTGAGCGGCTCCTGATCACACGGGAAGCCATACTCTTTCTTTTCATGCTGAGTCTGGATCGTCACAACCTCTGATGCTGGCAGGGGCGGTGTGCAAAATTTATTGTTGATTTCCTCGAGCCTCGACTTCCAGTTGTCCGGCTGTTCTTTTTTGCAGCCCACGGCTGCGGCAAACATCACTGTGTTGCGTGTGCCTTCGGGTATACCCTGCCCAAACATACAGTTCAGGCAGGGTGCCCACTCTTTGAACTCATCGATCTGTTCGCCAAAGGTCAAACCAACAAAAGCCTCTGGTTCCACAGTCCTCCCATCGACGAGTTGCAAGAATTCTTTTAGTGTTGCAGCTTCTCCGTCTTCTTTAACAGCAAAGCGGAGCGTCTGTTTCGCATCAAAGTACGGAAGGTTAATAAAGTTTCCAACATCACCACGCTCGACAATAATCTGTTCTTGCTTTGGAAATATCTCACAGCCACCGTATCCAAGATACGATGCAATCTCTGACGCTTTGTCACGGAACTCTCCTGCACTTATGTAGGTCTTAAAGAAAAAGAATATGTGTGCACCACCGGACTTGGATCGACAGACCACCGCCGGGACTTTCATGTTCCGTAGCTTCTTGTCTATCGTAGCCAGATCAAGTGGGTACTGATCGATGTCTAACGCACCGAACTTACACTCGTTATTCTCGTTGATCGGTATCGAACCTACACCGCCCTCGCCTTTGAGGTGACCCGCAATAAGTTCAACCGTAAGTGGTTTGCGAACGATGACAGACTTGGCCTTTTGTTTGCCAGCCCTTCGTTCATTCGATATCTGTGTCTGTCCATGTGCCGCACCAAAACCCTCAAACGCAGCCATGAACCGTTGTAGGTAGCTCATGGGTATTCCCCTTGTTGGTTTGGGGTGCCGTTAGTTGATACCTAGACGACACCCCAAGAGGTTTAAAACGGTACGTCGTCAGACTCAGGTGTGCTTTTCTCCTCACCAGTTCCAGTTTTAATCTCACCAGCCCTAAAGGAATTATACAGATCACGGGCTTCCATGATCGCTTCAGGTGCTACGCTATCCATCTCTTCCTGCGCTACTGCGTAGTTGAACCACGAACCTTTGTCGTTGCTCTCCTGCACAGAGGTCAGTCTCCACGGCACAGCCCACATCGGTGGGTTGAACATACCTTTCTGCGGATGCTGAATCTTCAGACCAGCCCTACGAGTATTCCACTGCTTGGCTATCTTCATCTGAGTCTTCTTCATATCACAGATCATCTGGATTGTTGCACCATCGGCATCGATACCCAGAACAAGGAACTGAGCAGACCGAACAAGCTCGTTACCGTTTGGTAACATCTCGACAGATCCATTACGTTCAGTCTTACGGATATCAGGATCATCGGCATTCAACTCACCCATGAATCCACCACCAGACTCGCGGAGTTGGAACTCCAGGAATTTAGTGGTATAGGCACACATCAGCACAACAAGACCTTCATCGGCCTCCCAATACTGACCAGTCACCGTATTAAAGATATCACCTGCCGAAGCACCCTTAATAAACTTAGGGTCAGTCTTCAACAGTTGCGGAGACAGCGGCTGAAGAATACGCAAAAAAGGAATCTGCATATCGTCTGCACCGATAGTCTCCATACCCTGACCCTGACTATCAAACAGGTCATCCATTAGATTTGCCACCGCAGTGGACTTTGCATTTGCTACATTTGCCATGATTTTAGCTCCTCGATATCTTGGCTTCTGTTCCAACATGAATTCCGAACGTCTCGAAATCGATCTCTTGACCCTTCTCAATACGCTCCTTTGCCCATGCTTTTAACTTCATGGGGTGGACGTGTTGTTTTTGGGCTGGGTCAAGCCCCTTGTTTCGGAGTTCATCAACGACGGCTCCTGCCACATTATCCTGTCCTGCATTAAAGGACACAGTCACATCATTCTTGATAATGTCACCTTCGCCGATGGAACGTATCCAAGCAAAAGCCTCATCACGTTTCTCCTCGCTGATTCGAGCGTGAACAAACTGGCGCAGCTTCACCTTGTTGCCATCAACTTCAATGCTGTCCATACCCATCTCGCTCATGAGAGCAGGTATGTCCTCTTCGTTGACTTTTCTTTTACGGTATTTGAGATCCTTCAAACGCTGCTCTGTTGCAGCAATGTCATCCTCGATCTCCATAGACTGACGAACCAGAGTCGATAGCGTACTACCTTTCTCTGTGCTCACCTTGTCGAACTTCTGGGCATCGACCTCCTCATCTATTAGCGAGAATATATCGCTCATCTTCCTTCTCCTTCGTTAAAGTTTAACCCCTTCGGGTACAATGCAGACGGTATAGTCTGCCCCCCGCTTGGTCAAGCGGATTTCTTCAAGACCTTGTCAGCCTCCTTCTGGACTATATGCGTGATTTGCATAGGCACACTGCGGTGTTCCTTGTCTGCAAGATCCTGTAATGTTTTGTATGTATCAGTGGGCACTGCCACCGATTTGAACTTCTTTGTATCCACAATACGCTCCTCTTGATTAAGATACTTTTCACAACTTATCCTATGTATCATCTGATCGTCAAACAATAATTAGGATTACTCGACCCTGTCTTCCCAATAATCTTCACCATAATCGTGCACAATCTCTTCACCTGCTTTGATGTCTCGTAAAGCCACAAAACAAATAAAGCGATTGTCCTTCCTCGATATCTGCCACTCTGCGTTCGGATCTGACCCATGGTTGTAGATCATACCTGCACCCAGTACGCAGTAGTAATCGTTGTCATCATCAGGACTCTGAAAGATATAATCATTGAGCCTGCTGTTTTTCTTTACGTCACAGTTGTCGATGACAATGTAGAAGCACTCCTCAATGATGCTGCCTCTTGATATGTCCTGTGTGGCAATAACACCCACACCTTCGATGTCTGAATCTGTAACTTTAATCATGGACTACTCCTTGCGTGGTGATAGTTCGAGCCACTGTCTTGCTTCTTCTCCCAGTGTCTTTGCTGACAGATCGATCTTGGCTCGAAGAGTCTTGACGATATGCTCATCGACCGTGCCCTTCGATACGAAGTCAACATAGGTCACTGTATTCTTCTGACCAATACGATGGCATCGATCCTCTGACTGCACCCTGCTTTCGAGGTTAAAGTCATTCGCGTAATAGATCACGTTCGATGCGGCGTTCAGAGTCAGACCCTTGCCTGCGGTCTGTGGGTTGCCCACGAAGAATCTCGCATCTCGATCCTGGAATCTTTTTATCGCCAGTTCTCTGTCGCTGTCGGACGTGTCACCGTAATAATTTACTGTTGAGTCCTCGCCGTATGCCTTCTTCAGTGCGGCCTCGATGTTGCGTATGTCATACCGGAACCTCGACCAGATGATCACGCCGCCGGACATCTCCTCGATTGTCTCGAGCAAGGCATCGATACGTCTGGTCTTGAACTCAACCAGATCACCATCGTCTGTCATCAGGTGTCCACACAATACCTGTTGGAGTCTGAGCAACTGTGTCATCACTGCCGGAGCCGACACCAGATCACCGTCATCGAGCAACGCAATAGCTGCATTCTTCAGTGACATGTAGTGCTTGATCTGATCATCAGTCAGACTGACGTGCCGGACTGTGTAGATCTTGTCGGGCAGATCGAGAGCTTCATCCTTTGTGACTCGATACGAAAACTTCTCGAGCTTGGTGCTAAGTTCATCGAGATTTCTGTACCCGACAATCTGTTGGAAGCTGTGCCCACCCATGCGCTGTGTGCGTGTAATGGCATACCGCCCTTGGAATGAATAGAACGACTCGAATCCAAGCAGGGCTTTGTCCATGAATCCACACTGTGCGTATAGATCCATCGGCGATTTCGTAACGGGCGATCCGGTAAGTATACGCCGAAACGATGCTGCTTTACCAAGTGCAACCAGAGCCTTAGTCCGCTTGGCTTTCGGGTTCTTAATAGTTGTTGACTCATCAACCGCAAGTAGGAAAGTCGAGTCTCGAACAAACTTCTCCACGAACGCTTTGAGTTTTGTTGTTGCAAATCCCTCCACATTGACCAGCAGGATGCGGAGCTTACCACGCTCCTTGATACCTGATACGAGGTGTTCTTTCTGAGTCTTGTTCGGGTTCGGATTCCAAACATAAACCTCACGTTCAATGTCGTCGTGCAGGTGGGCTGGGATTTCCGACGTTTGCCAATTGCGATAAACACCTTTGGGTGCAACGACAATAGCGGTGTCGATCTTTTTGTTTTCGTACAGCCATGCCATGTTGTCGATAAGAACTTTTGATTTACCACAGCCCATCTCCATGAAGTAAGCGTAGTTTATCTTATCGTATGAACGCTCGAGCGCAATGCGCTGATGCTCATACGGCTGAGTCTTGTATTTGAATTTCATGATCGCCCCTTGCTACTCCTCTACATCGCCTGTCATCAGTGCGTGTTTTGCGGCCTCGAGATGCCAGATAACTTCAGCCACGTCCTCTATCGTGGTCATCATCTTGACACTGCCATCTGCCGCAGTGCCCACAATGACGGCGCTATCCATCATCTTGCTTGCTATCGCACATACCGCAGGCACTGATGCCCTTGGCACTTTACTTACTTTCGGCTTTTGCTTCAGATAAACCACATTGTTCTGATCTTCAGTCATCCTGAACTGACTCTCCTCGCAACTTTGCCAAGGCCACCTTGGCTTTGTTACGCATATCCATGTAAACCTCGAGCCTCTTTCGAGTCTTCTCCGCCTCACGATATAACCCTGAGTCCATGAGTAATGTCAACTCATCGTCCAGAATGCGTATGATTCTGTCCATCGACTTTGTATCACTCATTGCTATCCCCTTTTCTTTTTCAAATTGTAATCGTGAATGATCACACCCAGATCCGCATTGCCTCGAGTGTGAGGCGGTATCCATGTTCTCTTGACAACATTACCGAACCTGTCTCGTTCAACGGCTCTCCAATGTCCTCGAACCTCGTGCTGCCTCTTTGGCGAACCTTGCCCCGTGAACATCTGTTCATAGACGTTCTTGCCTCTGGGCTTGGGCAACTGCACATCGATAAGTTTGTATTCGTTCTTCGGAACTTTCTTGCCAAGCCTGATGTGATCAATCTTTTTCTTTGGCACCTTGTTCTCGAACACAACCAGATCATAATTTAGAATAGATAACAGAGGGATCAGAAACCGCAGATCGCCTGTCATCCTTCTAAGACAAGTCGATTCCATGTGTGCCATCTCTCGAATATCCCAACCCATTTCCCATCTATCTTTGTGAACAAGCATTGCCATGCTGTTGGTTTGTGCTATGGCTGTTCTGTTGAAGATCTCTTCCAGATAACGAGCTTGCTCTTTGTTTGTTTCATGCTGTTCGACATACCAAGGAGCCAACATCTCAGTGCATGATACTGTTTGAGATGACCTCATCGATGTTAAATCATTCATATAATTTAATTCTGGAGTCGTGCTCTCTGCGACAGGCTTATCAAACGTGCCCTCGTTCGAGAGATAAAAACCGATAGGAAGGATATTTGCTGCACCATTCTCTTGGTTCGAAAAATACTTGGTAAACAAAAACTGATCGTTCAACCTCATGATGTGATACCCAACTTTATGAGTGGGATTACCCCCTTTTGCGACCTCGTATTTTTGATCTACCCCTCGTCTTTTCAGCCACTCATCAAAACATTTTTTTCTGGCATGAGTCCGGGCTAACTCATTCCATTCAATCCACATATTGTCAAAACATGGCACGGCTCTAAACAACATATCCAAAAGTCTTTTTGGTTCTTTAAAACTTGCCTCCACAATATCTAGCATTAGATCATTGCTGACCATAAACTTTTGAGCCTTAGAGATATTGATCTGTGTATTTATACGAGCAGACTCAGCATATTTCCCACCTTTGTAATCTAGATCATAACACTTTATCCCTCTCTTTGGCTGTGTAAGACAGGCAAGAGTAGAGTTGGCAAGAGTCGGCGCATCAAGATCAATTTCCGACAGACTCGTAAGATCTTCAATATCAAGTGTTGTTTCTTCAACATGTCCACCCTGTTCAAAGGACATCAGTTCCGCTCTACTGTGTTTTAAACCGTTCCTCTGTTCATTAATTTTATCCATCATTTCTTTCAATGGATCTTCTGCCATGACTAACCCCTCAAGATCCTGTGCCACGCCAAGGCTATCTTTTCTGCCTCTTCCTTGGAGTCGAATATCTTTTCGTTCACGACTCCTTCAATTAGTTTAACTGCATCAGACCAGTCCATCTCCTCGATGGGCGTTGCTTCCGACTCTGTCAGCATTGACTCCTCCTTTGCTGCATTATCAATAATCGTCAGACCACAGGACGTGCACCTAGCCTGCGACTCACCGCTCATAACAACTTGAGCCTCGCACCTTGGACAGCGGCCATCCTCGATGGCCTTGCCCCATGATCCATCCCCTTCAATGATCATTTAAATATTACCTTGCGACCTTGTGTATATAACGACAATGGTATTACGAACTCGTCTGGTTCTTCATCAGGCTCCATACCAGACTCTATCTGATTGCGTTGGAGTTGCTGAAAATCATCCATGACTTCCTTTTCTGCCTCTTCCTTGGAGTCAAACAGAGCGGGATTGTCTTCGCCGTCCATCACGGCCTGCCAGCCATCGCACACAGTATCGAACACGATCACATATTTTTCTAATGACATGTCTCATCCTCCTCGTCAGTTAGATTGTTCGAAGCACACACCATCGATGCAGTCATGAGTCGCATCAGTTCAGGCGTGTTGCCCATATTGTTTTGCATGGCAAGAGTCAGACCTGCGGACATCAACAGGTAGGATGCAAAGTCAACGTCCAGATCCATGGACTCGAACTTACGCAACAGATCCTGCACCTGCCTGCCAGCTTTCAACTTGTCCTTTGCCTCAGTCATCTAGCACCACGCCCCCATATGCTTCTTTGCCTGCGGACTCTTGATGCTCAGTCCAGATCTCAGACAGCATATTCATCACGTCATCAAGACCCATGTGATTCACCAGATCCATATGACTCTCCATCTTGCTGGAGAACTCGTGCCACGTTTCACAATCATCAGCCACCATGACAGCCTTGTCCTCGAACTTCTCTTCGAGATCCATGATCCATGCTTTGACCTTACCCATGTGCAGTCTCCTTAAAAAGCATACCAGTCGCCTTCTTGGCGTTCCTGATAGTACGCTCCTCATAGCCCCACAGATCCTCGCCATTGCCGGACTTGAACATTGACGATAAGCCAACGCCCGAAAACAAATGAGTCTCGACTCTGCGGATCGTGCCGTGCCGATCAAAGTCATCGGCTCTTGGATCATCCTCAAACATTACGCGACCTCCTTGTTTTGCTCGATGTCACGTTCCATACGATCAGTGATCGCACTCAATAGCAGATGAGTCGCATGTTGCGGATCTGGGGCACAATCGTAGGATAGCTCGACCACAAACCTAGACATTACGTTCGCAACAGCAAATGGTGTTGCACCTTGAATGCTGAACTCCTCAGTCACGTCCAGCAGACGCTCATAGATATCTTCATACTTCATCACGCGACCTCCTTATCGTTATTGGTTTGGACATGGCTCCCTTCAGCCATGCCCGATTGTTTATTCTAAGATGCATTTGCCTCGATAGTACAGGCTTACGAATTGCAATCGTGCGGACAATGACCTGCTTGTTGGTTTGTAGCTTTGTCATTATGCCGACCTCACCATCGCAAAAATATGATCCTTCACGTCCTGATAGGACTCCGCAACAAAGTGCCCATCATGACGGCTCAACCCATCATTGACCACGGTCACCGTGCGCTCAGTCTCGCCCCACCGGATCGTCCGCTCAGAGACAGCGAACCTGTCTCCGACCAAAAATATTTTGTCCGCATCGCGGCCTGTCAGGTGATCCACCTGCGTCAGTTCAAGCGTAATCATGCTGCACCTCTCTGCGATCAAGCTCTGCCCTATCAGCCAGTTCAGCTTCAACCGCTGACATGGCATCGACCATGAACGCACTCGATACCGACCACCGATCCTCACCGCCATGCAGGTTGAGTCCATGCTTCGACCAGTCAGTCAGAGTCTTGCCGTTCAAGATCTCATCAAACTTCAAACTAGACAGATAGTACCGACCCACGAACTGACCATACTCTTCAGCCAGATAGGCTTCAGTCTTATCATCAGACCTGCACATCTTCACCGCCGCCATCGAGTCCATATCGTAGAACTCGATCATCGGCTCAGTCTCATCGTGTGTCAGACAATGTTTGAGTCCATAGCCGTCACCCTCGAACACGATGCGAACGCACCACCGGACTCCAGACTCAGGATCAATAGCTTTATACGTTACAGACATTCCTCTACTCCTTATCTACAGGGTTGTGCTGATGAATGACATATTGAAACGTATCCCAACTAATGCCGTGGTTGGCATCAAAGCCATTGGCAATGTCATGCAATACATCTTCCATCTGATCTTCAGTCAACGTGACACCCATCTGCTCACAGACCGCCGCCACATCTTCTAGATACCAGTCGTCTCTGATGAACGGCTTGCCATCTTCGGTATAATCAATGTGTGCCATATTATTCTCCCAAATCCATTAAGTGAGCATCTGTCTTACAAACCCCACAACCTTTAAAAAAACCGTCCTTATCCTTCAACAATTCCAAACCATCCTCAAAATACACCGTCATGCACTTGTTGCACCGACAACTTTTTTCTTCATAATTTTTGGAGTCAGCCACAGTCATTTCCGAACACCCCCTCGATAATTTTTATAGAATTTTCATTAGCCTCGATCCTGCCCTGATGCCTCATCACCCGACCATGGCTCAAAATTAACTCACGAATATTCATAAGCATTTCGGGCGGAACATCACGAGCGCCGCACAATTCAAAAACATCCACAATCACATCCACAATTCTATTCACGTCTTTAACTTCATCAGTCATTGGTTTGATCCTCCTCAAAAATGCCCTCGAACATGAAGACTTCACAGTTATCGTCAAGCAACTCACGCAACTTCTCACGCAGTTGATCATGCAAAGTGTCAGGATCTGTGCCCTTGGGAGCCTTGACGCTGATGATGCTGTCCAGCGTAAAGTCGAATGAAACTAAGGTTTGATCCCTTCCATTTCCAATGCAACTTTCACAAACTATGTTCCCGTTGATATTTTCAACTAACGGACAACTCTCATCATTTTCTTCACCGCAGTAATCACAAACATATTCTTCAGTCATTGGTTTGATCCCCACTCCCCCATGAATTCATGAAATTCTGTTGCGTATGTTTGTTCAGTCAGTCTAATAAACATCTGCTCCTGAGCAAATCCAATCAGCGTTTCCATATCCCATGTATCAACATATTTAGCGCAGGCTTCAGCGATATGTTTATCTGTGTATTTCATTGGTTTGATCCTTCCAATTTGGTTGCGAGTGAAACAATACAGTTATTCAACTCCTGTGCTATTGGATACATGTCCTTCGCGATTTCAATGTCAGTTGAATGACGCAGATGCCCATCAACGCAAACACTGAACTTGTCGAATGTATCTTGTAACCTCCACATCACTTCGCGAATTTCCTGTATTTCTTTTTGATTTCCATATGTCATTGGTTTGATCCCCTTGTAGCTTGAACCTTGAACCTCGAACCTGTATGGTTTGAGTAATTTATTTTGAACACCGTATCACCTTTTCCCAACTTACACAATAGTACATGGGAATAAAAGATACAGAAAACAAGTGCCATATAATGTTTTTTCTGGGTAACAAAAAATATTTTTATTTTTTTTATATTTGCTGGAACAAATGGAACAAATGGAACAATCCTTACTGGACAACGATTGTAGCTGTTCCACTTGTGTTCCACTGTACCACTTCTGACGCTGACTAAGGGAGATTTTTTGGTTTGAAAAACAGTAAACCCGTAGAAAACACTATAGGCAAAGCTGGTAGACCTGCTGGACTCACCAACAGACAACGGCAATTTGCCAAGTATTATGTCGAGGGCAAGCACTCGAACGCTGAGTGCGCGAGGCTGGCTGGATACGCTGATGCCAGTGCCAACAACCACGCCGCCAAGCTTCTCGATGGTAAGTCTTTCCCCGAAGTGCCAGAGCTTATCAAAGAACTTCGAGAGGCCAGAGAACGCAGGTTCGGAGTCACTGTGATAGGCCAGCTTAAACGCTTTGAGGAATTGTCCATGGCGGCTGAAGAAGCTGGGCAGTTCAGTGCCGCAATCAATGCTGAGAAAATTCGTTCGAGTCTGGGCGGTTTGACAATCGACAGGCGCGAGTCCACTCACGTCCATCAGCTTGATAATATGTCGCGTGAAGACATTGTTGCCAGACTGGCAAGCCTTCGCAAGAACTACCCCCATGCTTTTGCTGATATGAAAAGAGTTGAGGATGCCAGCGACAGAACAATCACTGTGGAAGCTATTGAAACAAAACCTGCCAAGGAAGACGCATTGCGAGAGGATTGAAAACCGCAGTGGTGAAGGGATGCCGGACGTATATCTATGCATAGACGGCGTTCCGATATGGCTTGAATTAAAAATAATTAAAAATGGTACGGTCAAGGTGTCTAAGTCGCAGATTGCTTGGCATTCCTCGCATTCGCGTTGTGGCGGTGTTGGTTTTTTCTTGCTGAACGACCCCTCTACCTCCGACCTATTTTTATTTGACGGCGCATCGGTGATCGAGATCCACGGTTCGCGGATCGATGACCTGCGGCCTGCGGCCTTGTATATAGGTGATATGTCTGGGCTGATCGAGAGCCTGCGGCCTGCGGCCTGCGACCTCTGGTATAGATCGATGACCTGCGGCCTGCGGCCTGCGCCTTGATATGTCGGAGCACGATCCGAAAAAGAATACCCGGCGACATAGTCGCCGGGCATCTTCGGGGAAACTGTTTTAAGCATCAACGACAAACCCGCTTGTGTCCTGTTTTGCTTTACCCTTGGCATATAATCCAACAACAACGCCTTTCGGATCTAGGAAGCGTAGGTCGTCATTATCGCCGCTTATCACGTCAAAACCCTGCCATGTTTTCGGCAGCGTTTTATCACGAAAAACAACGGCCATATTGATGCCAGTATCACGCACCGCTTTTATAACGCTTGCCGCGTAGTCTGGATTAGCGCCGCTATAGGATAATGTTAGGTGATAGTTGGTGGGCAATTCTTCATATGCTCGCTTTACGACTTTGGTGTAGTCGTAAAACTGTATTTCTGGAAACAGAGACATAATACCCGTTTTATGCCAAGGGTAATCGCTAGTACCATTCGGTCGATAGCATGGCGTAGCGCCTAGCTTGCGGGTGCGCCTAGAAAAGGTCGTTAGATCTTTGTTCAATAGATCCATATATAAAACGCGATCTTTGAAAAACAGAACTGTCTTATTATATCGCGCTTGCTGAACGCTATTCATTTGACCGCGACCCGCTGTAAACAGACAAGGCGCGGCGCATTGTGCGACGCCAGCCATGGCGCATAAATTGCGTTCGATACCGTCAATGGCTGTTTTATATGGTTTATGATAGGTGATAGCGGTTACGAATTCTGAACCGTCACCCTTTACAGTTTTGGCATTAGTGCCAACGCCTATAATCTTATATGTCATTTTTTACCCCTTGTTAAGTTATCCTGAATTCTACGATTTTTTCCCAACTATCACAAGCCCTAATTTTACCCTGCGACCTGCGGCCTTTTTCTGTTTATATATCTAGATGACCTGCGGCCCCGCGCCTATCTGTATATATAAAAAGAAAAGAGAACCGAGCGCCGTGGCGCTCGATCCGGTGTTGGTTAGCCATGTATCAACTCACGCAATTCATCGTCCGTTGAGTCCATTATAGCGCAATCAACTGCATTTCTTGGCGGCAGTCCGTCGTTGTAATAGTCCCGCCATGTTGCGTCTGCTATGTCATGAATACCGAGTCCTGCCATATTGGTCAGGACTCTATTGCACTCACGTTCAAACTGCTCATAGTCGAGTCCGTCTTCACGTTCGATTGTCATACCTCGATCCTTTCATCTATTTGCTTTTTAAGTGCGTAATACACTTTGCGAGTGCTCGGATCGCATTCCAGTTCTTCGGTGTATGGACCGAATTCGGTCATTACTTGGTTTTCCAATAATGACAATTGTTTCTCGGTCAAAATGACAATGTATTTTTTCGCCATGACTTTATCCCCTCATAACTTCGTTGAGCCATACCGTTGCCAGTACGATCACCGCACCCGCGCCTATGAACGCCAGCACGCCATGATTGTCGAGCGACCAATAGCCGTTGATAAAGAACGCGGTCAGATAGATGAACGCGGCATAGAACGCGGTGATAGCACCGACAAACTTTAATGCTGTCCAAAAGCTTTTCATGATAGTCCCTTTCCGGCGGGGAATGATCCCCGCCTATTGGTTTGAAGTTAAGCAGTTTTCTTTTCGACACACGCACCCTCGATAATCGTTACGGGTGCCTGATCGATCCAGACGTTTTCATACTTGCCGCGCATAAACGCCTTGACTGGTACTTCATCGACCTTGACGCGGTTGAGCAGGCCGTCCGCAATGCATTGCTTCTGGAAAGCGGCATGCTTTTTAGTCGCCGCTTTCATCGTGATATCAAGTTCGTGCAATCTAGCACGGGCTGAAGCCGGATCCGAGTAAGGCCGTCCAACATTTCTCTTATCATTCTTAGCCATGATTTTTTCCCCTTGTCATGACATGGTGGCTTGATTGCCATCCAATAAAAAAAGAGTGCCTGATTTTTTCCCATAATGCAAACAATAAATGCAATGTTATCCCAACAAAATGCATTTTATTTTAATTTATTTGTTCATGATTTGTTCCAGAGGCCGGGCTGGGCTGGGGTTACTGGCATCGATTGCCAATTGTCGATCGATCGAGCGCACCCCCCACCCCCATTATTTTGTGGACAGGTGTTGACAATGTCGTGTCGTGTCGCTGGGTTGATAAATTCAATGGGATATAATATCGTTCGGAACATGGATGACATCGCAAGCCTAGACCTGCTGCCAGAGGAAGTTCTAAAAGAAATCCTGTTACTGGAGGAGCAGAAGCAGAAGCTAGAAACAAGAGACATCGCCAGAGATCAGTTCATGGCGTATGCAAAGCATGTGTATGACGGGTTCATAGAGGGGACCCATCATAGAATTATCGCGGAGAAGCTCGAGCGTATAGCAGCGGGTGACCTGAAAAGACTGATTGTCAACATGCCGCCTCGGCATTCCAAGTCTGAATTTGCATCTTATCTCATGCCTAGCTGGTTTTTGGGCCGCAATCCGAAACTCAAGATCATTCAGGCCACGATGAATACAGAACTTGCCGTAAGATTTGGCCGTAAGGTTAGAGATCTGATTGCCGATCCGATCTACAAAGAGATTTTTCCTGGCACTGACCTGAAACAGGACAGTCAAGCTGCTGGGCGGTGGGAGACAAGTGCTGGCGGAGAATACTTTGCTGCCGGAGTTGGCGCTGCAATGACGGGTCGCGGTGCGGATTTGCTGATTATTGATGATCCGCACTCGGAACAAGATGCTTTATCCGCGTCTGCATACGATAATGCCTATGAATGGTACACATCTGGACCCCGGCAGCGTCTACAACCGGGCGGCTCGATCATCATTGTGCAGACCAGATGGTCAAAAAAGGACATAACGGGCAGGTTACTGAACGCACAGGCCAAGGATGTCATGGCTGACCAGTGGGAAGTGGTTGAATTTCCTGCAATAATGCCGTCGGGGGAACCATTATGGCCTGAATTCTGGGAAAAAGACGAGCTTTTGAAGGTAAAAGCCTCCCTGTCGGTAGGAAAATGGAATGCACAGTGGCAACAAAACCCTACATCCGAGGAAACTGCGGTTGTAAAGCGCGAATGGTGGCGTGTTTGGGAAGAGGAGGACATACCTGACCTGGATTATGTGATTCAGTCCTACGATACGGCGTATAGCAAGCGTGAAACGGCTGACTATTCTGCCATTACAACGTGGGGCGTGTTTCAACCACATCGAAACGGGGACCAGCACCTGATATTGATGGATGCAAAGAAGGGTCGGTGGAGTTTCCCTGAGTTAAAAGATGTTGCACAGGAGGAAAACGACTATTGGGAGCCAGAACTGATACTGATCGAGGCCAAAGCGTCGGGTCAGTCGCTGGCTGACGAGATGCGTATGTTGAATCTGCCAGTTAGTACGTTTTCCCCGGGCCGCAGGAAGGGTGGTGGCCTGGATAAGATGACCCGCATGCACATTGTGTCTCCTATATTCGAGTCGGGAAAAGTGTGGTATCCTGAAGGCAGGAAATTTGCGGACGAAGTTATCGAAGAGGTTGCATCCTTTCCAAACGGCGACCATGATGACTTTTGTGATAGCATGACCATGGCCTTGATGCGCTTTCGTCAGGGTGGTTTTATCAGTTTGAACGGCGAAGAGTTCGAGGACGACCCGCCCCGTAAAGCAAGAGAGTATTACTGATGTCTGGTGGTATCACAAACTTGTTTGGAAAATTTATACGAAACAAGCTGGCTAATGTTTTGGGCAGTGATGCGCCTGATGAAGCTGCGCGACAAGCCAAAGAAGAATTCAAGAAAGAGTTTTCCAGAGATGTTTACCATGGTCAAGGAGACACGGCGACATCTATAGGTGTTATGGCAGGTCCTGAAGAGTTTTATGGTAAACAGGGTCGTCTTTTGCCGGGCGGTCAAAGAGAGATAATGGTCGAAGACCCCTTGGGTGAGTACGGCGGTATCACGGCTTTTCAAGGTTCAGAGGATAAGTTTTCAAGCACTTTCATGTCAGATTTAGGGACATGGGTTAGTGAGTCTCCAAGAGTTGCAGATGAGTTTGCTATGGCAGGCGAAGCCGGAGCAATCTACCCACTAAAGTTAAAAATGAAGAATCCCAAAGAGTATCAGACTTACGAAGACTTAGAGTTTGATGTTGCCAACTTCGATGGGGACAACACAGAATTTGTCGAGGCACTAAAGAAAGAGGGCCACGATGGAATCATGATTAACGAAAGTGATACAGATATTCCAGAAACCAGAGTAGACTATGTTGTCTTTGATGGGAGTCAGCTTCGTTCTAGGTTCGCGGAGTTTGATCCTGAAGCGGCAGAAGCAAGGGACATACGCAAAGCTGACGGCGGTCCTATAGATCTTCGTAATGGGATAGGTAAATTGTTTACGATGTACGCAGGGTAACATGGCTGAAGACAACAATTCAAACTATGCGGGTAACTTAGCCAGAGCGGTTGGTCAGGGTATTACTTTTGGCTTTGGTGATGAGTTAGAGGCACGGTTTCGTGCGCTGACAGGCGACAGATCTTATGATGAAGAAGTTGCTGATATCCGTGAGTCTATTGAACAGTTTCGTGAAACCAACCCTGTCGCTGCTTATGGATCAGAAATTGTAGGTTCGATACCCACGGGTCTAGGTCTGGCTGGCCTGGCTCTTCGTGGTGGTTTGAGGGGTGCGGCGAAGATTGGTGCTCTTGAGGGTGGCATCTATGGTGTAGGTGAGGGCGAAGGTGTAGAGGGAACTGCGACCAGTGCTGCGATTGGTGCGGGTCTTGGTGGTGCACTGGGCAAGGCTGGAGAGAAAGCCTTCGAGGGCATAGCTCCGTTAGTCGGCAAGTTTATGAAGAGGACTCGCGGTTCGGGGATCGAGGCCAAAGGATCTGGCAACATTGAGATGGATTCTTCGCCCTCGGACCTTGGACCTATGGTTAGGGATTTGGAGGCGGGTTCGGACGAGTTCGTGCCACTTGAGAAGAAGGTCGGCGAACCTGGGACCCCGGGTCCTGATCGCAGTATCAACAAGCCTTTGGAAGATGCGATAACAGTTGCGGGGGCGAGCACTAGGTCCTCGTTGAGACGCTTTACTAATTCGGTGGGTGGTATTGACTACTTACCTATTGCCAATGCGTTGACTAATAACACGGTTGGTGCTGGCAAGAAGGGTTTAACTGGTGCTCAGTATCTGGCGCGATTGAAGAATCAGCCTTCGGTTACTGATTTGGAGATGGAAGTATCGGGTCTTGATAAGTTCTTAGCGGAGAATTCTACCCGCAAAATTTCAGTAGATGATGTTCTGGAATATCATTTGGAAAACAGCCCTCGCATTGAAATGGTTGACGGTGGTGCAAGACATGTCTCCGATCAACGTATGTTTGGCGATGAGTCTTATACGGCGCAGGGCAAGAATGTTGGGGGTGGGTATGAGGAGATTGTATTCCGTGATGCGAGATTCGTTGGAAACAGAGACACGGCCCCCGGTGCTTTTCATAGTGCGACGCATCACACGAATGTAGAAGGGGGAATCGGACATGGTCGAATGACCTCGTTCGTTGATGAGGCTACTCGTGGAGAGAGGTCCACAATGCTTGAGGAGAATCAGGCGGATCTTTGGTCTATATACAAGGGTAAGAACAGACCGGATGAGGGTGCTCAAAAGTTTGTTCAGTTGACCCCTGACAAGGTCAAGTCGTTCAAAGCCATAGATGAAAAGATTGAAGATTCCTCAAAATACAGGACATTGAATGATGCGCTAAACGATGTTGATGCTCAAAACAAAATGCTCAAGGAGATCGAAAGCAACCAGAGAATCGCAACGGCTGATTTGAGTGGTCTTCGTAAAAGAAATTTCTTAGAAAAAGCACAAGATTATGACGTGGCTAGTCCAGAGCTTCAATTTGGGCGTAGATTAAATAACCTAATGATGAGATCAGGTGACGACTCTTTAGCCAGCAGAATGGGCAGAGAGATGGAGATCGAGACGGATCTTGGCAACATAATCAAGCAATCTGTTATCGAAGACACGATTGCTTTGAACAGACTTTCTGATGATCAGCTATCAAAAGTATTGAGGTTGGCTGCGGACAGATCTCTCAGACTGGACGAAGGGAGCAGGATTCAAATCAACCCAATAGTTAAAAACCCGTTGGATGATGCAGAGTTAAAAGAAGCTCTTAGTATTCCAGAGATGATACCGGGATTGGCAGAAGAAGACATGCTGATGGGTGCAGGTCGATTGGTTGATAGTGTTCAGAACGAATTTAAAAATGTCTTTGAGAAAAGACCTGTTCTTCAAGAACTGAGTGGAAGCACAAGTATGGCTGTCATGCTAAGAGAACCTGTTGAAAAAGCGGTAACAACGGCCAAGAATTTATTGCCAAAAGTGGCAGCCAATATAAATCCTAAGTTGCTCCGAAAAGACGCTGATTCTTTTAAGAAGATAAGTTCAGAAGGCGATTTGTTTAAACAGAGCATAGACGACCAAAAACTTGCAACAACAAAAGCTAAAGATCGCGTTATGAACATCTATGGTGATGCAATCGAGGATGCTGCTCCTGATAAAAAGACAGCCTTTGAGTATCTGCACTACAGACAGAATCAAGGAAATCTTGCTGTAAGTGAAGGTAGACTTAACACTTTGGCAACTAGATTTTCAACGGACGATGTTCGCGCAGCAGAAAGAGGATTTGCTGACGCGGCTCCAAATTTCACTAATCCTTTGCCGTTTGAAACACAGGATCAAGTTGCAAGATACCAGCTTCATCAGATGATTAAGAAAGCTGCTGATGACGGATCGACTCGTTTTTATATTCCTGACTATCGTGACTTGGCGGCAAAGCGTGATCTTGATGTTACGGATGATGACAGTCTTGCAGCCTATGTATCGAGATACAAGACTCCACAAGAAAAGGTCATAAAGGAACTGAAGCAAAAGTATCCGGGCATTGACATTGGAACTGTGGATGTAGTTGCTCCTGTAGCTAGAGATGACTTTGGAGAAGCAATACCTGTGCCTAATCGCAGTCAATTTGATAGTGAAGCAGAGTTCGAGTCAGCCATACAAAGGCATACCGGAGACGCGATGAGAGAGATACCAGAGCATGATTATCCAATGACATACATTGATTTAAAACCATTACAGGCTAAACCATCACAAGTTCGCAGATACAAGCGCGGCGGTCCTGTGGACATGCGTTCTGGTATAGGTGATTTATTTAGGGTATATTCGTAAAATGCGTAGTGACAGAGAAATCAAAAGACTTGCGAACGAGAACATCACGAACCTCACAGATGAGGAGCATGATCGTTTTCTCGTGCTTGAGGAACTCAGGCGGGAGAAGATGGCGAAGCTGGTAAAAAAGGCTGACGGCGGCATGATCAAAGGTTTTAGTCCCATTGCCCGACCTCAAAGATTCAAAGGAGTATTCTAATGGCACCTAGAAAACCAAAGACCCCTGAAAAGAAAAAAGACAAGAACATTAAAAAAACCTCTGCTGCAATGGATGCTTTCATGGCTATTGGTCCACATGCACAGGATATAGCTAATTATCTTGCTCATGGGACAGCGGCTCTTGGAACTGGCGCTTTAGGTTATGTGCCGTATAAGCTTCGCAAAATTGCAAAAGAAACCAAGGGCAAGAACCGTGGTGGCGCTGTCATGAAAAAGCGTGGTGGAACATTCAAAGGAGTATTCTGATGAGCGACAAGAAAAAGAAAAAAAAGGTTGTTCGGGCAACTGATGCTTCTGCTTTAAACAGATTGCGAAAAAAGTTGGGTGTAGAGTTCCTAGAGGACATGACAGACAAAGAATTACAGGCGGTTCTTGATACACCTGACAGCGTCTTTGGCACAATGAAACGTCAGGGAAATGTGGGTTTTGAAAGAGCAAGACGCAAAGCTCTTACAGATGAAGCGTACAAGGATGAAATTTTAAGAAACACAAATGGCGCTGTCATGAAAAAGCGCGGCGGAACATTTAAAGGAATCTTCTAATGGCTATTGAACCAAGACAGATTGCAGGAATGATGGAGCAGGCCATGGGTCCGGGTGGACCAGCAGCCGTGCCCGAAGATGCCATGACCGAGGTCCAAATAGCATTACCCGGTATGGAAGAGTTACCGCCCGGTATTGAACTCGTTGGTGCGGAGGAAATGGTTGAGGTCGAGGCGGAAGTCTATGATCACAATGCAAATCTGGCCGAGGTTCTAGATAGATCTACGCTTGGTTCTTTGTCCTCTGATCTTGGGGGTTTAGTTGATGAGGATCGTGAGGGTCGGTCTGAGTGGGAAGAGGCCATTTCGAAGGGCCTGACGTTACTTGGTATAAATTACGATGAGCGGTCTGAGCCGTTCATGGGGGCGAGTGGTGTAACGCATCCATTGTTATCTGAGGCGATTACGCAGTTTCAGGCCCAGGCTTACAAGGAGATGTTACCACCGGGTGGTCCTGTAAAGACGCAGATCCTGGGTGAGCAGAACCGCATGGTTGAGGAGCAGGCTCAACGTGTGAAGGATTACATGAACTATCAGATCACGGAAGTGATGGAGGAGTTTGATCAGGACACGGATCAGATGTTGTTCTACCTGCCGATCACTGGTTCTACGTTCAAGAAGGTTTACTTTGATCCAACGAAGCAGAGAGCGGTATCGAAGTTCGTTCCTGCTGAAGATTTGGTTGTTCCGTATCATGCGTCTGATTTGAGAACAGCGGAGCGGTATACACATGTAGTGCGGATGAGCGAGAACGAGATCCGCAAGATGCAGGTAGGAGGAATATATAGGGATGTTGATTTATCTCCAAGCGAAGATGACCAGTCTGATTCAACAATCCGTGGCAAAGCTGACGAGATTCAAGGGTTACGCTCTGGATATTCTGATGAGATGTTTACACTTTTTGAAATCCATGTGGACTTGGATCTTGAGGGATTTGAGGATATGGATCCGCAAGGTGAGACAACAGGTATCAAGCTTCCCTATATCGTCACTATGGATGAATCTTCGGGAGAGATTCTTTCGGTAGTACGCAACTATCGTGAAGAAGATCCGCTCCGTCGAAAGCGTCAGTACTTTGTTCATTATAAGTTTTTGCCGGGTCTGGGCTTCTACGGTTTTGGTTTGTTGCATATGATAGGAGGATTGTCTCGTGCTGCAACGTCTATACTCCGTCAGCTTATCGATGCTGGTACGCTCTCGAATCTACCGGGTGGTTTCAAGGCACGGGGAGTCCGCATTAGGAATGATGACGAGCCTGTTAACCCGGGTGAGTTTCGTGATCTTGATGCCCCTAGCGGTGATATTAGGAATGCTATTATACCTCTCCCATACAAGGAGCCTTCTGGAACGCTGGCTCAGTTACTTGGGGTGGTCGTTGATTCGGGCCGAAGATTTGCACAGGTTACGGACACAAAAGTCGCAGATGTCAACTCCAATGCTCCCGTGGGAACTACAGTGGCCCTTATCGAACAGGGATCAAAAGTAATCTCGAGCATTCACAAGCGCCTGCATTACGCTCAGAAGAACGAGTTCCGCATGCTGGCGGAGATCTTTGCCGTCAATCCTATGCCTTATCCGTATTCGATTGGTGCAAATATGAATCCTGCAATCATGGCGCAGGATTTTGATGGGCGGGTAGATATCCTCCCAGTGTCTGACCCGTCCATCTTTTCTATGGCCCAGCGTTTGTCACTGGCTCAAACACAGCTTCAACTAGCGCAGGCTGCACCGCAGATGCACAACATGTATGAAGCCTACCGCCGGATGTATGATGCACTGGATGTCAAGAATATCGACTCGATCTTGCCGCCACCACAGCCACCTGCACCAAAGGATCCTGCCACAGAAAACGCTCTGGCTCTGAAGGGTCAGCAGTTGCAGGCATTCCCGCAGCAGGACAGCATGGCGCACATTCGTGTGCACGTTGCGATGATTCAGTCACCTGCTATACAGGCAAATCCGCAAGCTTTTGGTATTTTACAGGCGCACATACAGGATCATCTGGCTATCTTTGCCCGTGATGTTATCCAGGATATGTTCGAGCAGGGTATAATGCAGGCGAAAGCACAGGGCGAAGCTGTGCCTCAGATCGATCCGAACGCTGTTGAAGCGGCGGTGGCACAGCAGATTGCTAATACGATGGAGCAGCTTGCACCACTACTCAAGCCGCAAACTCCACCTGATCCACTGGTTCAGATTCGTCAGCAAGAGTTGCAGAACGATACGGCTGAGATACAGCGTAAGATGCAGAACGATGCACTGGATTTCCAGATTGATCAGGCCAAGTTGCAGCAGGCTTACGATATGGCAATGCAGCGGCAGGCTCTGCAAGAGAAGATTGCTGCCGATAGAAACGATGTTAACATCTATCGCATCAATACACAGGCTAACTTGAAACGCGGACAGTAAAATGGAAAACATTATAATAGCAGCCATATTAGCTGGAATGGTGCATTCTTACATCACCCCCGATGACAAACAGGAAGCATTTGTTGATGAAACGAATTGGAAAAGTGTAGGTAACTTCTCCGTTAAGAGCGGAGAGGTAGAGTGGGTAATGATCACCGATGACTAAAGAGTTTATCCTGGTGATTTCTATGTGGGGCTTTGACGGCTATGAATGGCAGTACATAGGAAACCAGGTTGCTCTTCAACAGCCTTTTACAGAAGCTCAGTGTGTACATTTAATAGATGAGAACATGTGGAAAGCAACGTACCACAATCAGTATTATAAGATGGTCGCACACTGTTTTCCTACAGATTGCTCTGGGAAGACTTCGTGTGATTAATGCCAAAACTGAATGAAAATACAGAATTATCTATGCCAATCCGCAACCTTATCGCGTTGCTTATAGCGGCAACGGTAGGGACATGG